TACCACTGTTGAATATATCATCCTCTAAGTGCTCTAGGTGTGTGTTCTTTGCCATGTCTTTATTATAGCAGGGTCTCTAGGGTTGTAGGGTAAGGAGTGGACAGTTTATTTACTGGAGCTTCCAGTATACAGAGGACTTATCTGATTGAGAAGATGCATATAGATACATCTCTTTCATTATAGTATCCTTCTTAGGGTGACTCTTAACCCAACTCAAGAGTCTCAAACCTGCCAACTTACTGTATCTCCATGCTTGATCTGCCTGATCTATCCATCCATACTGTTCACCTTTAGGATCAGACTTCTTAAATCCTTTAGCATTAAGATTATTTAATAGTTTATAGATCTCATCACTGACTGCCTTCTTTCCAGGTGCACTCTCTGCCCAACTAGGTTCACCTGGCACGGTTTTAAAACCAGCATCACTTAATAGTCTTCTAAGGACTGCACCCTGTATCTTACCTTGTGCAGCAGACTTACCTTTCAATTCTAACTTCCAGTCACCCTTGGTAGGACCACCAAAGTTTCTTGCCTGAAACTTATCAAAGGTACCACTGCCATAGTATAGGTACACGTCCATAGGGTGACTAGAATCACCCTTCCTACCGTTGTCAAAGGTAAGATCATACTTTACATACCCTGCTTTCTCATTTGCTTTCCTTGCAGCAGCAGGTATAGCATTCATCTCTTTCATCTTTGGTTTACCTTCTATCTTCTTCAAAGATATACCAACAAGTTTATGGACTTGAGGATCACTTAGTTGTAACAGTGCATTATTAAGACAATCAATAGTTTTTTCCTTATCCAAGTGTGCTTTGACTGCACCCTTAGCATTTTTATTTACCATCCATATGTCAGCAGGATTCCATTTATCTTCTGAAGATAAATTTGTTTGATCCTTTACTCTCTTAAATGCTTTCTTGATTGCACCATCATCTATTACATTATCACCTCTAACAAATAACCATCCAGATCCACCTACCTTATTATAGATCTCCTGTGCACCCATCCATGATGATTCCTTCCACTCTTTAGGTAATGACATGATCTCTTTAAGAGATACCTTTGGTATATCACAGTGCTTCAACCCACATTTAAAATCATCTTCAGTAAATACTTCCTTATTTTCTATATTAGGACAGTAATATCTCATGGCAGCATAGACACACTGTGCTGCTTCTTGAATTGCTGTTGCTGCTGAACCACCACCAGATCCTTTACTACCCTCTGGTTTTACTTCAATCCTAATGACTTGCTCTTTCTCTCTGTCTGGTAAGATGACATCTAATGAGGTACCTTTGGCATTCTTTTTTGCCATGTATCCCTGATTCTCTAGTGCATCCACTATGTTATCCACAGCACCAAGACGTGCAGTAGCAGGGACAAATACTTTCAGTGCTACCTGCACCTTCTTTGTTGAGTCTTTCTCCTCTATATTCTTAACATCAAATAGGTAGTAGGAATAATCATCTCCACCTAATGCTGACATAACAGCTTCAAATGCTTGTTTATTCTGTGGGGGTACAGTAATAGCCATAAAAAAGAGGGTATCTCTACCCTCTATTTATTCCTTTGTGTGGTGTGGGGAGATTGGATTCCTGTGTACCAATAAGAAGAGGGCATTACTACAGTTAGTAAGATCACTTCTGCCTGAGACCCCTTGGTAAGGGTTCTGGTATTAACCAGCGAGCACCACCTCTGCCTCATCACCTTATCCAGCTATATGCCAGAAAGATTATTCAGTCACTCCCGTGTTGAGCTCTCAACAAATATAATATATCAGCATTCTCAGGAGTTGTCAACCACCTCTCCAATAATGTAACAATCCTCAACAATTGCATCCATAGCATCTCCAGGGTAGGGTGTCACAAAGCAGTATCCTATACCACAATTGAATACTCTCCTCAACTCCTCCTCTGTTATGTCCTCTGTCAGTGGGTTAGATGCTGCACCCTTTTGTATAGCATGGTATATCTCTGGTCTCTTCCATGATGTCCAGTCGATCTCAGCATGAAGACCACTTGGTATAATCCTATCAACATTCTCCTGCAACCCACCACCTGTGATGTGTGCCATACCTGAGACATACATCTCAGTAGTAACATTTGCTACTGATTCAGTATAGATTCTAGTAGGAGTAAGTAACTCTGGATGATTTTTGTATGCTATCTCATGTCTCCATAACATATCATTGATGAGACTAAACCCATTACTATGCAGTCCACTACTCGCTACACCAACTATAGCATCACCTGGTTTGATACCAGTGCCATCTATTAGTTCATACCTGTCCACTATACCTGTACAGAAACCTGCTAGATCAATGTCATCTCTTCCTGCTGGTGGAGGTCCAGATCTAGGATGCTCGGCAGTCTCACCACCTAACAACCTCATACCTGATATCTCACACCCCTTAAGTATACCCTCCATAACCTCATCCAAAATAGGAGAGATCTTACCACATGAAATATAATCCATGAAGTATAATGGTGTAGCACCAGAGGTGATCACATCGTTAACACACATGGCAACAAGATCAATACCTATAGTAGTAAAGTCTCCAGCAACCTTGCAAATATTAATCTTAGTGCCAACACCATCAGCACCTGACATTAGGATTGGTTCTTCGTAGTCCTCAAAGTCTTCTAGTGGAAACATACCAGAAAATCCACCAAGACCAGGAGCCTTAATGGATTTTGCAAACTCATTTCCTTTATCGATATCTACAGGGTATCTCATATGTCACAAGGGGATTGATCGACTTCTGCTAACTCTACTAACTGATAATACTTCTTATACAACTCACCCATTCTAGGTTCAGTAGCACGAGACTTCCACATCTGTCTCAATATTTCTCTCATATCATCCATCGGTACCACTACCGACAGACTTCCATGTGTATAAGCATCCGACATTAGATGTCTCCTGGTGCTCTGTTCTCAGAGTAACCTACCTCAAACATCTGATTAGGATAACGTGCTGCTAACTTAAGAGTATTAGTATAGATGACTTCATCTAAACGCACTCCTAATGCTAGTGCTGCCTGTGCTGCATACCATATGATGTCACCCAACTCCTTAGTAAGGTGCTCCTTCTGTGCATCGTTGTATGGTTTGCCTTGGAATTTTAACTTCTTAACGATCTCCATAAACTCTCCACCCTCTGAGCACAACCCAGATGCAGCAGTATCTAACCTAGCAATGTCACAACCTTGTGCTTTCAACTCACCATACCTTACTAGTAGTGCGTTGAAGTCCTTACTAGCTGGACTAGTAACTCTATCCACAAAATCTGTGTAGTTATCAAGATCAATCTCAAACTTTTTAGGTTCCTTTTCCTTCTTCTTTTTATTTTTAATCTTCTCATCTAGGATCTTCTTACTTGTATGGGCAGTACCCATCTGCTTAGACTGCTCCTCTGGTGTCTTAGGAGTCTTGTCATAGACATCTTGACCTTTTTGGTTTGCATCATCTACTTTATCTCTAGCAGCATTAGAGATCTCTTCAGCAGCTTTATCCTGCTCATAGTTTTCGCCTGGGGCGTTTGTAAATTTATCAGTCATTAGATCTTAAATCCTTCAAAGGTTTTCTTAGTGTCAGTAGCAGGTTCAATATCACCTGCATCGATGATTCCATCTTGTGCTCCTTGATCACAATCATACAGCCTCATCTTCGCTCTGTCAATACCCACAACAAATCTTTTATACATTGTGGGGTCATTGTATCTATTCTTCAACTGCTTGATCATTATCTGACCTAGCTCCTCCATCTCCTCATTTGAAATAAGAGCGAGCATAAGGTCAGCAGTAGCAGGTAATCCAAAAGACTCAGAGGTGTCTGTGAGATCAGGATCGCTGCTACCAAAGCCAGCACGAGTAGTTTGAGTAGCACTGACAATCGGGACGTTACTTTCAACAGCGAGTCCTCGTAACTCTTCTGCAATTGCTTTGACATAGGTATAGGAGTTTACTATAGTGCCTTTGTACCTAGCAGAGGCACAAATGTTTAAGTAGTCCACGAATATAATATCAGGACTGAATCCTTTCTTCATAGACAACTCATTTAAGAGTGCCTTGAAGTGACCCACATGTGCTGACGCTGTGGGATACTCTTTAATGATCAGTTTACCTTGTGTCTTCTTGGTTAACTGAAGCAACTTGGAGGCGTACTTTTCTTTACTGAGGAGGGGGTCGCTGAGTTGCTGGATCGGGATGTCCAAGAGGTTGGCATCAATTCGTTCAGCAATTTTCTCCTCTGCCATTTCCATTGTAATATATAATACGTTCCGTCCTTGGAGCAAGACGGAGCTAGCGCAATGGCACATGAATAGGCTTTTCCCGACACCTGTACCAGCGAGTGCGATATTAAGAGTTTTATTAGGGAGACCACCTTTGGTAATCTTGTTAAGATACTCGATATCAAACGGTATCTTCTCTTCCTTCTTGTGATAGAAGTCATATCTGTCATCAGAATCTAGGATGTAATCGTGTCCAACATGATCATCAAAACACACGCCAATAGCTTCCGACATGATAGACGGAATAGCATCTTTCGTACGTGTTTTGTCTTGTCCGTCAGCAATCTTGACAGACTCCATTAGAGCAAGGTAAATTGCTCTTTCTTTGCACCACTTCTCAGTGGTCTCGATTAACCAGTCCTCGTTATATTGATCCCTATCTAAATTATTAAGAAACTGCTCAACCTCCTTGTATATTTCCTCGGAGATGTCCCGACGTTTCTCTACTTCTATCTTTAGGGCGTTAGGTTCGGGTGTGGTTTCAAACTTATTAACATACTCAGACAAGGTACTGAAGAGTATCTTATGTGAGGACGTGTCAAAGTATTCATCTTTAATAAATGGTAAGACCTTCCTAGTATACGTGTCGTTTAAGATTAGTTTACTAAGAGTGATCTCTTCAATCTTTAAGGTCATGTATAGTGTAGATAGGTGGAGACTGCATACTTGTCCTGCTCTTTAGGAGCACAGTAGGTATGTGGGTATGTCCACGTAGAAGGGAACATCAATACTCTACCACACTTCGCAGGTATTTCAACGTCAATGTCATTGAAATATGTTGCACCACCATCTTCAATAGTATTCAAGTAGATGACATAGGTAAGGAACCTCCTTGCAGAGTTGTGATCACCCACATCAATGTGACGATCAAACCTATCCGCTGTCTTGTGTTGATACTTATTGATCTTGACTTGCTCAAGTGCGTTCTGTCTGGGCCAATACCTCTCACAATCAATGTCTTTGATGTACCTTTCGCCACATCCCTTGATTGCTAGTATGATCGCCTGGTTAACAGGATCCCACTTGGTATTCTTCTTGACTTCACACTGCTCTGTTAAGTTAACAGATGAGAACCCACACATCTCAGCATCATATCTGGTGATGTCTCCTGGTGTCTCATTGAAAAACTCAATAGCATTCTTGCATACATTTTCGTCAAGCACGTCATCATAGGTGACGATGTAGTCTTTAAGATCCATAGGAAAACTCTTTTGATGCACACTCATCTAGTGCTTGTAGTATTTCGGGGGTGATATATTTTTCGGGGTCTTTATATACAACCGATGGATATACAGAATCATTTCCAATGACAATTCTATTACCCTTTCG